AACTTTCCACCCCCAAAACTTTCCACCCCCAAAACTTTCCACCCCCCTACCCCCTTTCAAATCCCCCAACTCCCGACGCTTCGTCTCTATTAGGAAACCCCCCCTTTAGAGGACCCAAACAAATGTTTTGGCGGGGTATATTTATTTTTGTGTTTAACGAGTGAGTCTGTTGGTAGTGTCGGTTTTGATTTTTTAGTTTTAACTACCCAAACATGCTCATATGCAAAAGACCGTCAAAGTTACACCGACCGACGAGTTCCCTTTGCCTTTCAGCACTGACGACGAGACACCGGATACTTTCGTGGATGAAGTAGCGGTCGCGGCAAATACGGCTGATTTGTTGGAACAACTTGGTGCGCCCCTTGAGGTAAAGCCTTCCGATCTGGCGCAAGAGCAGGCCCTTATTAAAAGCGTGGTGGATCAACACGCTAAGGAGCCGCTTAAGAATTACGGCACAGCCCTTGCAGCAAGTGGATTCCTGCGAACCTACGGTCAGAATCTGGCGTTCGACGCCAGTCAAGTGCGCGCCGCGCTGACCAACAAACTCCTGGAAATTGCCGCCTGTGGCGAGCCTAAGTTCGAGCTTAAGGCTATTGAGCTATTGGGTAAGCACTCGGATATCTCGCTGTTCACGCAGCGGAGCGAGATCAATATTAACTATAACAGCCCGGAAGCCCTGGAGTCTGCCATCAAGGAACGGGTTAAGCGCCTGCTCAATGCCGACGTGATCGATGTAACCCCATTGGGGGTCGACCTGGACGAGGAGCTGGGTGTCTACGAACGGAAGCTATCGCTGGAAGAGACGAATAATGAGTGACGAAAATAAGAACAAGCCGCACCTGAAGCTCGTCAAAGATACCAACCAAACGGAAAACAAACTCAACCAAGCGGAAAACAAAACCGCCCGAACGGAAAACAAACCCAACCAAGCGGAAAACAGAACCGCCCGAACGGGGGACAACACACCAGACTACAGGACACCGGCTAAGATGTTGCGCAACCTAGCCGAAGAGATCGAGGCTGGTAGGTACGGCGATATTTCTACCGTTGTGGTGGCTTTGTCTACTGACAGGTCCGTGGCTATCTTTGGCGGCGGGAAGAACAGCGATCTGTATACGTGCTCGCATCTGTTTGGCCATGCCCACTACCAGCTTATTACTGGGTTTCAGGGGGGTTGAGGGTAGTCAAGGTAAAAAACCCCCAAAAGACCCACCAAAAAACCCACCAAAAAACCCACCAAAAAACCCACCAAAAAACCCACTAAAAAACCCACCAATTAAAACCACAACAACCCACTAAAAAACCCACCAAAACACATGAGCCCAGCCAAAAATAACCCGACGAGTAGCCCCCTGAAAGATGTCTCCCTGAAAGACATCCCGAATATCCTGCCCCATTTGACTGTGACTGAGCAGGAACGGCTACTGGCTGAGCTTGATAAGTTGATGGACCTCCGCAAACAGCGGACTTTGCAGGATAAGTTCCTGACTTTCGTAAAAGAAGTCTGGCCGACGTTCATCGCTGGCAGGCACCATGCGAAAATGGCGGATGCGTTCGAGCGCGTGGCGCGTGGGGAACTTAAACGGCTTATAATAAACATGCCTCCCCGACATACCAAATCCGAATTCGCCTCTTATCTGCTACCTGCTTGGTTTCTTGGGAAGTTTCCGCATAAGAAGGTGATCCAGTGCGCCCACACCGCAGAGTTGGCGGTTGGTTTTGGCCGAAAAGTCCGAAATCTGGTCGACTCGGATAACTATAAGCGGGTTTTTCCGGGGCTGAGTCTGGCAGCGGATTCAAAAGCGGCGGGTCGCTGGAATACTAATAAGATGGGCGACTATTTCGCCATCGGTGTCGGTGGTGCGGTGACTGGTAAAGGCGCCGATTTGCTCATTATTGACGACCCCCACAGCGAGCAGGAAGCCGCCCTGGCGGAAATTAACCCCGATATCTACGACAAGACTTATGAGTGGTATACTTCAGGGCCTCGTCAGCGACTACAACCTGGAGGGGCAATAGTCGTAGTTATGACACGCTGGTCGAAGAGAGACTTAACTGGCCAGATCATTAAGGATGCGCAGCAGAATGACAGCCTCGGGGAATGGGAAGTCATTGAGTTTCCAGCCATTCTGCCTTCTGGGGCACCTCTGTGGCCGGAGTTTTGGTCGCTTGAGGAATTATCCAAGGTCAAGCGCGACGTCCCAAACAGTAAATGGCAAGCGCAGTATCAGCAGAATCCTATCAGCGAGAGCGCAGCCATCGTCAAGCGCGAGTGGTGGCGAGAGTGGGAGAGCGACATCCCACCCAAGTGCAGCTTCATCCTCCAGTCCTGGGATACGGCCTTCGAGAAAACCCAACGTGCCGACTATTCGGCATGTACCACCTGGGGCGTCTTCTACCACGTCAACGACAAAGGCAAAGAAGAACCCCACATCATCCTGTTGAACGCCTTCCGGGATCGGATGGAGTTTCCCGACCTGAAGCAATGTGCACTGGAGGAATATAAAGAGTGGAAACCCGACGGGGTTATCATTGAGAAAAAGGCTTCCGGTTCTCCGCTTATCTATGAGCTGCGCGCCATGGGAGTTCCTGTGCAGGAGTTCGTGCCGACGCGCGGCAACGACAAGATTTCCCGGTTGAACGCTGTCGCGGACGTGTTCGCCTCTGGCCGTGTCTGGGCTCCGGCTACCCGCTGGGCTGAGGAAGTCATTGATGAGGTTGCAGAATTCCCCGCCGGCTCGCACGACGACTTCGTCGATACGGTATCTATGGCTTTACATAGGTTTCGTCGTGGTGGCTACGTGACCACTAACCTCGACGAACCGGAGCCGGTGCAGTATTTCCGAAGCCGGAAGAAGCAGGGGTATTACTAATGAGTAATCGCCCTTCGCGGAAAAATAAAAGCCGTGAATCAGACTACCAGAAAAGATCGCTAACCAGCGCTAGCGACCCGCACCACCTATGAAAAAATCCACGCAGGCGGAAAGAATAGAGTCTCGGAAGCGAGCCGCAGCTCGCTGGAATTCCTCGCCCGGAGGGCGGGCTGCAAAGCGCCGCTGGAAAGAGAGCAACCCCAAGTGGGCGTGGTGCACTTATGCTGTGAGTTCAATGCGTAAGCGCGCAATTCGGAAGTCGATGTCGTTCGAAGTAACCGCCCAGCAATTAGAGGCCATAACGCCAGATACGTGCCCAGTGTTCGGTATAGAGTTCCAGTTCATCGACAGCAAACGGCAAAGTTCGAACAGTCCGTCTGTGGATCGGCTGGATTCCTCTAAAGGTTATGTATTAGAAAACCTCTGTGTTATCTCTATGAAGGCAAATGTTATTAAAAACGCATATACCGCCGAGGATGTATTCAAGGTCGCCCGATGGATGCGGGATATGGGTTTATAACTGTTAGCTGAAGGATACCGGCATTATGGCCATCGACAAGTCGCTCAGCCAAGCTCCGCGCGGGCTTAATCCACAAGATTTGCTTTCTCAAGAGCCCGACATTGAGATTGAGATCGAGGATCCCGAGAGTGTGACGCTGCGCACTGACGGGTTGGAGGTTGAGATTGAGCCGGATGGGGGTGAGGATGACGAGTTTAATGTCAATCTTGCCGAAGAGCTTGGTGAAGATCGGCTGAATCAACTGGCCGGCGACCTGCTCAGCGACTACGAAGATGACATCGCCTCGCGTAAGGACTGGATGCAGACTTACGTCGAGGGTCTCGAGCTCCTTGGAATGAAGGTCGAAGACCGGACGGAGCCCTGGCCGGGGGCTTGCGGTGTCTATCATCCCCTGCTGTCCGAGGCGCTGGTTAAATTCCAGGCCGAGACCATGATGGAGACCTTCCCGGCGCAAGGTCCAGTTAAAACTCAGATTATCGGCAAGGAGACGCCAGAGAAGCGTGACGCGGCGACGCGCGTCCAAGAGGATATGAACTACCAGTTGACCGAGCGGATGGTCGAGTACCGTCCGGAACATGAGCGGATGCTGTGGGGTCTCGGTCTGGCGGGCAATGCCTTCAAGAAGGTCTACTTCGATCCAAACCTGGGCCGGCAAGTCTCTATGTTTGTGCCGGCTGAAGATGCTGTGGTTCCCTATGGTGCTTCTAACCTGGAGACCGCAGAGCGCATTACGCATATTATGCGTAAGACTACTAACGAGTTGAAGAAGCTACAGGTTTCTGGATTCTACCGAGACGTCGAGCTTCCGCCGCCTACCAACATTCTGGACGATGTCGAGAAGAAGATTGCCGAGAAGATGGGCTTTCGGGCCACCTCGGATGATCGCTATAAGCTCCTTGAAATGCAGGTCGATCTTGTCATTGAAGACGACAAGTTTGCCAAGGAAGAAGCTAAGGCTGGCATCGCTGTTCCTTATATCGTCACCATCGACAAGAATAGTCAGACGGTGCTTGCGGTTCGCCGCAATTGGGATCCCGAGGACGATAACAAGAAGAAGCGCAACCACTTCGTCCATTACAGCTACGTACCGGCCTTCGGCTTTTACGCCTTCGGCTTGATTCATCTTATCGGCGCTTTTGCCAAGTCCGGTACGTCCATTATCCGGCAGTTAGTTGATGCCGGCACGCTGAGCAATCTGCCCGGCGGGTTCAAGACTCGAGGGCTTCGGGTCAAGGGTGATGACACCCCCATCGCTCCGGCGGAATGGCGCGACGTCGACGTGGCATCGGGTTCGATGCGCGACAATATCATGCCGCTGCCCTACAAGGAGCCGAGTCAGGTTCTCTACACGCTCCTCCAGACTATTGTGGAAGAGGGGCGCAAGTTTGCCGGTGCAGCCGATCTGCAAGTCTCCGATATGTCGGCTCAAGCCCCTGTGGGCACGACGCTGGCTATTCTCGAGCGCACCCTCAAACTCATGTCGGCGGTTCAGTCCCGCATTCACTATTCGATGCGGCAGGAGTTCCGGCTTCTCAAGGGGATCATCGCAGCTTATGCCCCGGCCGAGTACAGCTATGAGCCGGAAGAAGGGTCTCGCTCTGCCCGGCGTAGCGACTATGACAGCGTCGACGTCATTCCGGTCAGTGATCCCAACGCTGCGACGATGGCGCAGAAAATCGTCCAATATCAGGCGGTTATCCAGTTAGCTCAGACGGCGCCGCAGATTTATGACCTGCCGTATCTTCACCGGCAGATGCTCGAAGTTTTGGGAATCAAGAACGCCCAGAAACTCGTTCCGTTGAAGGACGGAGACGACATGAAGCCGCGAGACCCGGTCGCGGAAAATATGGACCTGATGAACGGCAAACCCGTCAAAGCATTCATTACGCAAGACCATGAAGCACACATCACGGTGCACATGAGCGCGATGCAGGATCCCAAGATTGCTCAGTTGATAGGGCAGAATCCGAACGCGCAGTCTATTATGGCCGCTGCGGCGGCTCACATCCAGGAGCATGTTGCCTTTGAATACAGGCGGCAAATCGAGCAGCAAGCTGGTGTTCCCCTGCCTTCTCCGGATGCAGAAATGGACTCGGATACCGAAGTGGCAGTCTCCCGCCTCGCTGCCGCTGCTGCTAAGCAACTCTTACAGAAAGATCAAGCTGAGGCTGCGCAGCAACAGGCACAGCAAGCAGCACAAGACCCCATCGTGCAGATGCAGCAAATGGAGCTGCAACTGAAGGCTAAAGAGTTGGAAATGAAGGAGAAAAAGCTCCTCATTGATGCCGCCGAAGCCAACGACCGGATTGACGTCGAGAAAGAACGCATCGCTGCTCAGGAGCGCATTGCCGGCCTGCAAGTCGGGGCCAGAGTTGCTACCGATAGGGCAGGATTGTCGGCAAAACAGCAGCTTGAGGGGCTGCGCATCGGGGTACAAGTCGCCAAGGAAAACCATGAGGCGGCACACAACGTGCGGAGTACACAAGCCGATCACGCACTTAAAATCGCCCAAATGGCGCAAGCCGATCACGCACTTAAAATCGCCCAAATGGCGCAAGCCCAGCAGGCTGCGCAACAAAGTGAAACTCCAACCGGAGCAAGTGAATAATGGACATCCTTCAGCACCTGTCAAAGAAGATCCAAACAGAACTCAAGGTTATTGAAGAAGATATGGCCATGGGTAAAGCTTCGGACTTTGGTGCATACAAATTTGCTTGTGGGGTTTATCGCGGTTTGCTCACAGCGAATAACCTAATCATGGAAACCGCAGAACAACTGGAAAGAGACAATGACTAATACAGAGGACAAGACTCTGCCTGATGGTTCTAGTTTGTTTTTAGCAACTGACGTTAAGAAACTTGGTGAAGCGACGGAGCTTCCCAATACGGCCGAACGGAAAGCAAGGCAGCTTCCTGAACCGTCGGGATACCGCATTCTTTGTGCGCTCCCGGAGACCGAAGATCGGACTGAAGGCGGGGTCTATAAGGCAGACCTTACTATGCAGTTCGAGGAACTTACTACCCCGGTGTTGTTCGTCGTTAAACTCGGCCCTGATGCTTTTAAGGACAAAAAGCGCTTCCCGTCCGGCCCTTGGTGCAAGGAAGGGGACTTTATCCTTACCCGCCCGATGGCTGGCAGCCGCGTGAAGATTCACGGGCGCGAGTTCCGCCTTATCAACGATGACAGCGTCGAGGCTGTTGTTGAAGACCCTCGCGGCATTAGCCGTGCGTAAAAACGAGTAACTCTCGTACAGAAGGATATGGGAAAATGGCTGATAAGCCCGAAGACGATAAGATTGAGTTTGAGATTGAGAGCCCCGACGTCATTGCCGAAGGCGAGAAGCCTGAGCTTGTCGTAGAGGATGACACTCCTCCGGAAGACCGTGGTCGGGAACCGCTCCCCAAAGAGATTGTGCAAGAGCTGGAGAACGACGAACTCGATAGCTACTCCGAGAAAGTCAAGATTCGCCTCAAGCAGATGAAAAAGGTCTGGCACGACGAGCGGCGCGAGAAGGAACGCGAGGCTCGAGAGAAGGCCGAGGCCCTTTCCGTGGTGCAGCGCATCATGGAGGAGAATAAACGCCTGAAGCGGACGCTGTCCCAAGGAGAAAACACCCTTATTAACAGCGTTAAACAGAATGCTGAATTTGAAGTTCGCGATGCAGAACGGGCTTTCCGCGAAGCATACGAGGCTGCCGATACTGACAAGATCGTCGAAACTCAGCGAAAATTGAATGAGGCTACTTACAAGCTCCAGCAAATCACTGCCTATAAACCTACTTTACAGGATAACGAAGACGGTGTAGTAGAGGAGACACAGCAGGTTCAAGCTCCGCGACTGGACCCTAAGACTATTGCGTGGCAAGAGCGCAATAAGTGGTGGGGAAACGATCCGGAGATGACTGCTTCTGCTCTTGGGCTTCACCAGAAGCTCGTACAAGAACGTGGGCCGCAATATGCTGGCTCCGACGAATACTGGGACGCAATCGACAAAACGATGCGTCGGCGATTCCCCGATTACTTCGGGGATGAAGTGGCATCTAGCAGACCAGCACCTCGTGAATCCAAGCCTGCTACGGTCGTCGCTCCAGCTTCGAGAAGCCGATCCTCCAAAAAGATCGTGCTTAAGCAGTCACAGCTTGCCATTGCGCAACGTCTGGGACTTACCCCCGAGCAGTACGCTCGCGAACTCATGAAGATGGAAGGCTAAAATGACTCGTACCTCGGTTATGGATGAAATGAAGGCTTCTCCCACCGGCGCGGAGCGTGCTCCGCGTGAGACCCGGGAGCAGACGGAACGTCCGAAGGTTTGGCAGCCCGCATCGACGCTGCCGGAACCGGATAAGCAGGAAGGATACGTGTACCGCTGGGTTCGCGTGTCTACGCTCAATCAGAACGACCCTCGCAATATCTCGGCCAAGCTCCGGGAAGGCTGGGAGCCGGTTCGTATCGAGGAGCAGCCTAAGTTCCGGATGATGGTCGACCCGAATAGCCGCTTCAAAGACAACGTCGAAGTCGCAGGTTTGTTGCTCTGCAAGGCCCCCCGGGAACTCATGGAGCAGCGGAAGGCTTATTTCGCTGCAAAAAACAGGTCTCAGATGGAGTCTGTGGATAACAATTTCATGCGGGAAAGCGATGCTCGTATGCCGCTCTTCAAGGAGCGGCGATCCACTACCTCTTTCGGCTCCGGCCGATAATCTAGGAGTCAACTATGGCATATCCTTCTGTTACTAGCCCTTACGGGCTTGTGCCGATCAATTTGATCGGCGGGCAGGTTTTTGCCGGTTCTACCCGTCTCCTGCCGATTGCGACCAATTCTTCGACGGCCATCTACTACGGTGACGTCGTGAAGTTGCTCGCTGGCGGCACGGTCGGCCGTGACACCGGTACCGACGCTGCTACCCCGGTTGGCGTTTTCCTTGGGTGCACCTATACGGATCCCACCTACGGCAAGGCTTTCCGGCAGTATTACCCCGGCACCACGAACATCACCGACATCCAGGCTTATGTCCTCGACGATCCGGATGCGCTGTTCAAGGTTGCGGTGTGTGCTGGCACCAACTCGAACACCGTCAGCTATGTGACCCAGGCTGCCGTCGGTTCGAACTTCAAGCTGGCGAACGGCGCTAACAACGTCGGTTCGACCATCACCGGTAACTCCAAGGTCGGCGTCGATTCGACCGAGGGCACCACGTCTACGTGGCCGATCCGTGTGGTGGATGTTGTTCCTGAGACTGCTCTGGCGGGTAATCCCGGTTCCTACACCGAGGTTATCGTCAAGTGGAACCAGGGCACGCACCAGTATTACAACGCCACTGGCCTGTCGTAAGGAGATTGAACAATGGCAATTTCACGCGCACAGCTTCTTAAGGAGCTTCTGCCGGGTCTGAACGCCTTGTTCGGCCTCGAATACGCCCGCTATGGTGAGGAGCATAAGGAGATCTTCGATACGGAGACCTCTGAGCGTTCGTTCGAAGAAGAGACCAAGCTGTCCGGCTTCTCGGCGGCCCCGGTTAAGAACGAAGGTTCTGCTATCGCCTACGATAACGCGCAGGAAGTCTTCACCGCCCGCTATAACCATGAGACGATTGCCCTCGGGTTCTCGCTCACGGAAGAGGCGATTGAGGATAACCTGTACGACTCGCTGTCGTCGCGTTATACGAAGGCCCTGGCCCGCGCCATGGCTTACACCAAGCAGACCAAGGGTGCTGCGATCCTGAATAACGGCTTCGACACCGATTATCCCGGTGGCGATGGTCAGCCGCTGTTCTCGGCCTCGCATCCGCTGGTCTCCGGCGGTACCAACTCGAACATCCCGGCCACCCCGGCCGATCTGAACGAAACCTCCCTCGAGGCGGCCGTCATTCAGATTGCGGGTTGGACGGATGAACGTGGCCTGCTGATTGCGGCGAAGCCGCGTAAGCTGGTGGTTCCGCCGAGCCTGATGTTCGTTGCGACTCGCCTGCTGGAGACTGAACTCCGGGTGTCGACTGCCGACAACGACATCAACGCGCTGAAGTCTAACGGCTCGATTCCGGAAGGCTACACCATCAACCACTTCTTGACCGACACGGATGCGTGGTTCCTGACCACCGATGTGCCGAACGGTCTGAAGCACTTCGTCCGTTCTCCGATGCAGAACTCGATGGATGGTGACTTCGATACCGGTAACGTCCGTTATAAGGCGCGCGAACGTTATTCGTTCGGCTGGTCTGATCCCCTGGGCATGTACGGCTCTGCCGGTGCTCCGTAATAAACTCTTGATATTCAAGGGTTTAGAGAACCCCCGGAGAAATCCGGGGGTTTTTTCGTTATAAGGCTTATATCGCTACTTTTTCTTCAACACATCCGCAATCGCGGGAGCAATCTTCTCGACTGACCGGCCTACCACGTATCCGCCTAGTCCAATCTGAACCAGTTCCCACAGTTTGATATACTCAGGCTCAGAAATATTAGGCGCCGTCCAACCAAAAAACCTAGCCACAATAAGGGCTAAGAACGTAAGCATGGTGATTGGGCGCCAGTTTGCCGCTAGCCAGTGTGACGATCCGGCCTCAGTATTGACGATATTTGCTGCCGCCTGCTCAATAGCCGCCGACTGTTGCATCAAAGCAAGTTGCAGCTCTTGCTGCATTTTCATACGCTGAAGTTCGTCTTTGGGGTCCGGAAACAGATTATTCGCTACCGTCTGAAATAGACCGCCAAGCACCGGCAATAGCGCTGCAAACATTAGCCTCTCCGCATCATTTCACTTAGTCTTTTGGCCCTATCGCCAACTTGTGTAGCCCACTTACTATTAAGCATTTCTTTAGCTGCTTCCTCAAAACTATTATTTTTTATGGCGGCAATCATATTCTTGAAACCGGCCAAACGTGTCGGTCCCATATTGAAGCACATATTGATAAGTACCCGCTGTCGCGCGTCTGACAGCCCTCGCCAGTATGGGATTACGGTGGTCAATCCGGATTCGGCTCGTCGGATATCCCTACGACACAGGTATAGAGCCTCTTCGGCATCGATGCCGACATCATCAAGATTACGTCCAATCCCGATGGTCAACTTTCCTTCCGTGTCGAGATAGGGCTTAAGTCGGACGCCTTCGTCACGTTCAAGTTCCGAAAGCAGCAAATCTTCAGAGTACATAATTTCCCTCTATTCAGCGATAATCTGCTTTTATTCTATTGTAGTGGATGATACATCTAGGTTTCTAGGTGAATATCTCGTACCGACTGGCCTAGCAGACGTAGTAGAGACGGTACGAGGGATGTGCTACTACACGGAGATAGACCATGGGTCAGACTACGTTTTCGGGTCCGGTTGCCTCGCAGAACGGCTTCATCGGCGGTACTTCGTCGGATCCGATTGCGGTTACCTCGGCTGGTAATATTTCCAGCTCGTATGGTACCACGTCGGCGACCTCCGGTGACACGCGCCTCAACTACTCCAAGCTGACCTTCACCTCGACTGGTTCGGGTGAGACGCTCCGTGCGTTCAGCGTTGTGACGGGTGTGGGGGCTGCGGCTGGTGGCACCATCAACGGCGCGCACATTTCGATGTCGATTAACTCTCCCGGCACCATTTCGGGTGCGGGTAATGCGCTGCGCGCGACCCTGGGCATTGGCGCTTCGGCCAATCCGGGCGGTACGATTGCGGCCATTCAGGTTGACTCGGACTTCGACAATACCGGTACGGTCCCGGCCAGTGCTGCGGCGATCCGCATCACGAACACGAACACCAAGATTTTCCCGAATCTGCTCCGTGTTCCGGCTCCGGCTGCTGGTGGTGTTCTCCGTACGGTGGTTGGTTCTCCGTCGGTTACGCACACGATGCCGGTTTATGGCGATAACGGGACGGTCTACTATATCCTGGTGTCGACCACGGCGTAATCATGGTTACCAAGGAATTTCTCGAAGCTGAGATTCGAGACCTTGAGGCAGAGTTGGATAAGGCACGTACCTTCTCTATCCGAGCCCAGGCTGTGATTGATGCTTATCGGATGCTCCTCACCAAGTTTGGTGAGGAGCAGGTAGCCGGAGAGAACGCCGATGGCAATGCAAACTGACGTAAAAACAACGAAGCCGTTGACGAGTACGGGTTCGTTTAAGACCCAAAGCGACGTTGACTGCGCCTTCCGCACCCGTATCAAGGGCATCTACTGCGTGAGCGGAGCAAGTGTCGGCTCTGTCGTTATTACGGATGGGGACGGCGGCGACACGCTGATTACCATTAACACTCCGACGGCAGCGAATGCTGGCACTTCCTGGATTTTGGTCCCCGATCAGGGCATCCTGGCAGAGAACGGACTCTACGGTACAGTGGTTAACACTGCGTCTATCACCCTGTTCTATGGCTGATCCATGCAGGCTCAGCGGAGTTACGACCTAGCCGGGAAGAGCTTGTTTATTGCTCTCCCGGCGTATGATTTTAAGGTCTCGTTGAAGCTTGCGGTGTCGTTGGCGCGGTTTGCCCAGATGGCGCCGCAGCATGGCATTTTTATTCAGATCGGTAGCATCTGCGGCTGTTCCGTCGTCTCAAGAGCGCGGAACCTGCTTGCCCAGGATATGATCGAATCGAACTGCGATTACCTGCTATTTATTGATAGCGACATTAACTTCGAGCCGGAACAGGTGTTTCGCCTGATGGCTTGGGCTCAAGACCCCAAAAAGGGCATTGTTGCCGGTGTGCCGCGTACCCGCAGTGAGACTAAGACCTATATTGCTACTCTGGACTATGACCGGAATAACGAGCTGACCATGAATGGCATGGGGCTTGTTCGGGCGGCTCGAGTGGCTACGGCTTTCATGCTGGTTCGGCGGGAAGTCTTCACCACTTTGGAGGCTAAACATCCAGAGTGGCGGTATTATGACACGCGCTCCGGCCGCACCCTGACGGCTATGTTTGACTTCCTCGTCACGGACGAGGGCTACATGGGCGAAGATTTCCTGTTCTGTGATCGCGCTCGTGCTCATGGGTTTGAGGTTTGGGTCGATCCGGCGATTACCCTGGGGCATATGGGTGTCCAAGAATATACGGGGAACTACGGACAGGATGTGCTGTATCCGATGGTTGCCCCGCCCGCAAAGGAGGTAGCATGATGGCTAAGTCTCCGGCATGGCAGAGGAAAGAAGGCAAGAACCCCAAGGGCGGGCTGAACGCCAAGGGGCGTGCTTCTTATAACCGCGCTAACCCAGGTAAGCCGGGATTGAAGCCTCCGCAACCGGAGGGCGGCTCACGACGTGACAGCTTTTGCGCCAGGATGAAAGGCATGAAGAAAAAGCTGACGTCGGCGAAGACGGCCAACGATCCGAATAGCCGGATCAATAAGAGCCTTCGAGCCTGGAAGTGCTAACATGGAAATGATGGTCTGGAACATCGTCTTGACGGGTTTTGTGGCGGTGATTGGCTTCATCGCGCAGAGTAAGTTTCAGGAGCTTACTCGGTTGGGCATTTTGCTCAATAAGACCCGTGAGGAAATGGCTCGAGATCACGTTACCCGGGCTGAAGTGAACCAGACCATTGACCGCTTGGCTGCTCGTATCGATCTCAGTTTTAAGCGTCTCGAAGATAAGATTGACGAACTGACTAAGCGAGGGGCTCCCTAATGCCGGCCAAATCGGAAAAACAGGCTAGGTTTATGCAGGCAGTAGCCCACAGTCCTAGTTTTGCTAAGCAGGTTGGAGTGCCTCAATCGGTGGGGCGCGAGTTTACTGGAAAGGGTAGTTCGATGAAGAAGCGTTATGATGATGGCGGCGAAGCCCGTGGCGGTATGGCTAAGAGCGGTCGCATGAAGAAGATGGCCTCGGGCGGTCTCGCTGGCGGCCACAAGTCGGCTGACGGCATCGCCAAGAAGGGTAAGACCCGGGGTATGCAGGTTGCCATGCGCCGTGGCGGGAAGTGCTAAATGCGCCCCTCCCGTGGAATGGGGGTTATGAAGGCACTTAGGATGCCTCGACCGGCGATGCCTAAGTCTCCGGTCGGTAAATCTTCTATGCCTCGTATGCCTACGCCCAAGACGATCACTCGTAAGGACAATCCGGACGAAGTGACCATGTATGCCAAGGGCGGCAAGAGTAAGTGGATTCAGGGGGCGATCAAGAAGCCCGGTGCTCTCCATGAACAGCTTGGAGTGCCGAAGGGTGAAAAGATTCCTGCGAAGAAGCTTGCGAAACCTGCCAAGGCTCCGGGAAAACTCGGTCAGCGTGCGCGGTTCGCCCAGACGCTATCGGGTATGAGGAAGAAGTAGGGTGGCGCGGACAGACGAAGCTAAGTGGAAGCGCGTTGTTGCCAGCGTTAAAGCCGGTGACAAAGGCGGAAAACCCGGCCAATGGTCTGCCCGCAAAGCCCAACTTGCCTCGCAGCGGTATAAGAAGTCCGGTGGAGGCTATCGCGGTCCCAAGACTGCGGCGCAGAAGTCTCTATCAAAATGGACCCGGGAAGACTGGGGAACCAAGTCGGGGAAACCGTCAACTCAGGGATCTGAAGCCACTGGCGAGCGTTATTTACCTAAGAAAGCGCGGCAGGCACTTACTTCTAGTGAATATGCTGCTACAACTAAGGCAAAGCGCGAAGGTACGGCCAAGGGTAAGCAGTTTGTTAGGCAGCCTAAAGCAATCGCTAAGAAGGCGGCAAGGTTCAGATGACTACTACTGGCACCGACACGTTTAACCTGGACCTTAACAACCTTGTTGAGGAAGCGTTCGAGCGCGTCGGTGCTGAGCTTCGTACCGGCTATGACTTGCGGACTGCCCGGCGTAGTCTGAACCTGTTGACCATTGAGTGGGCCAACCGGGGCGTCAATCTGTGGACTATTGAACAGGGGTCCATCCCCATGATTCAAGGGCAGATTACGTATGATTTGCCTATCGATACGATTGATTTGCTCGAGCACGTCATTCGCACACAGACAGGCATTTCGCAGACAGATATTAACATTAATCGAATTAGCGTAGACACTTACGCTACAATTCCTAACAAAAATGCACAAGGACGTCCAATTCAGGTCTGGATTAACCGCCAGTCTGGAGCGACCTACCCCGACGGTCTTATCCCACCCGGCACGGTAGTTCAGTACCCGCAGATCAATGTCTGGCCATGCCCGGATCAGGATAACTACTACACTTTTGTTTATTGGCGACTTCGCCGTATTCAGGATGCTGGTAACGGCGTCAATACTCAGGATATTCCGTTCCGGATGCTGCCGGCTTTGGTAGCCGGACTTGCCTACCATCTCTCTTTGAAAATCCCCGGCGGCCTCGAGCGTTCCGTTGCACTGAAGGCGATGTACGACGAGCAGTGGCAGCTTGCGTCCGATGAAGACCGCGAGAAAGCGCCCCTTCGTATCGCCCCGCGTCAGTATTTTCGGTGAGGTAGGTTATGCCTAACCGTTTTGCTTCCGGAAAATGGGCCATCGCGGAATGCGACCGTTGTGGCTTTCGTTATATGTTGAAAGAGCTTCGACAGCTCGTCATTAAGACGAAGAACATCAATATGTTGGTCTGTCCTACCTGTTGGGAGCCTGACCAACCTCAGTTGCAGCTAGGTATGTATCCAGTAGACGACCCCCAAGCGCTGCGGAATCCGCGCCGGGATAATAGCTACTGGCAGGCTGGCTTGACGGGTTTACAGGAGAAAACTCAAGGGGAAGTCGCCACGAACAATGTGCTGGCTTTCGGTACTCCTTCTGAAGGCAGCCGCATGATTCAGTGGGGTTGGAATCCGGTTGGGCTTAATGACCCTTTGGGTTTATCTGGACTGCCAAATACGCTATTAATGGCAGGCAGTGTCGGTACGGTAACTGTGCAGACGGAGAGTTGATATGGCTAAGGGCGGCAAGACTAACGAGCAGATGAAGAAGCTGGGGCGTAATCTCGCCAAGATCGCCAACCAGAACCGCGAGGTTCGCAAGGTCCAGAAGGACATGGGTAAGGTGGTGAAGAATGGCTGAGCATGACGATACTGGCGAGTACGGTAAGATTAAGCCGTACACCGCTGACCAGGGTAACAATGGCTATCCCAACAAGGTTGCCAATACCCAGACGCAGAAGACGCGCGGCACGGGTGCAGCTACCAAGGGCACCGGCCATAGTAAGAAGATGGGCTAAGCCTTGAATTACGCTCAGCTTTTTGAGACGATTAAGGGTTACGTCGAGAACGATTTCCCCAATACCTCGTGGACGGATTCTGCGGGGTCTGGGGAAGTTACGCTCACGTCGACGGAACAGATTAATACGTTTATCGAACAGGCTGAGCAGCGCATTTTTAATTCGGTTCAGTTGTTGGATCTCCGTAAGAACGTCACGGGCAACTGCACTTCAGGGAATAAGTATTTGGCGGTACCGTCTGATTGGCTGTCTACGTTTTCGATGGCAGTTATTGATGGAGACGGTAGCTACGAATATCTGCTCAATAAAGATGTGAGCTTTATCCGTTCGGCGTACCCTAACCCGAATGACACCGGGTTGCCGGCTCATTACTCTTATTTCGACGATAATGTTTTCATTCTTGGCCCGACGCCGGACGATAATTATACCATCGAACTGCACTACTTCTATTATCCTCAGTCTATCGTTACTGCTGGTACTACGTGGCTGGGGGATAATTTTGATTCTGTTCTTCTGTACGGCTCGCTTCTTGAGGCGTATACCTTTATGAAAGGCGAACAGGACGTTATTGCCGGCTACCAGAAGCGCTATGACGAGGCTTTGGCCATGTTGAAACAGCTCGGAGAAGGTAAGAACCGTCAGGATATGTACCGTACCCAACAGATTCGCTATCCGGTGAGATAACATGCCGTTTGATTTGGCTACTGGTAATGTTGGCAATGTGATGGTGATGTCGACCCAGGGGCGCGGTTTCACTCCAGAAGAAGTCGCCGAACGCGCGTTGGATAAGATCATTTACGTCGGCAGCCAGACCCATCCAGCAGTCCGCGAGCAGGCGGAAGCGTTCCGAGAGAATATTCGTCAAGTGCTGGTGCACTACATGCGGGAAGCGGTTCGCTCCCATAACGTTACGTTGGTTAGTAAGTTTAAGAAAGCTGGGCATCCTGAGTTGGTTTCCATCCTAGACACGTAAGTAGTTGAAAGGACAAGACAATGGCTATTACTCAAGCTATGTGCACCAGCTTCAAGGCGGAGATTCTGCTTGCCGTGCACGACTTCCGTCCGACCAGTGGCGATACGTTCAAGCTGGCGCTTTACACGTCTTCGGCTTCGCTCGACGCCAATACGACGGCGTATTCGGCGACCAATGAGGTGTCGTCTTCCGGCACGAACTACACGGCTGGCGGCGGTACCCTGGTCAACCTTGGCGTCGTTACGTCGAACAATAATGCTTCGACCGGTACGGGTTTCACCGATTTTTCGGACTTGACCTTTGCTAATGCGACGATCACGGCTCGCGGTGCGCTGATCTACAACACTACGCCGTCGGCTAATTCGAATGCCAATACCACGCTGACGAATGCTGCGGTTTGCGCGCTGGATTTTGGCTCGGATAAAACGTCGACGGATGGTGATTTCACCATCATCTTCCCGGCGGCTACCAACACTGCGGCGATTATCCGGATTGCCTGATGATCGAAGAACTTATCGCTCGCGTGTTCTACGCGCGTAACCTAGCCCATTTTGAGCATTGGCGTGCTGAAGGGGTTGGCGGTTACGCGCGTCATGTCGCGCTCGGTAAGTTCTACGCTAAGGTGATCGATGCGCTCGACGATCTGGTCGAGGCGTACCAAGGTGCGTTTGAACTTGTGGGCACCATTCCGGTAACCAAGACTAAGGCGTCGGAGGTACTGCTTGTCCTAGTCGAAGACGCCGCTTGGATCGAGAAGAACCACGAGAAGATCTGCAAAGGTAATCGCGCCGTTGCTAATCTTATCGACAGCCTGACCGGGGTGTATCTTTCTGCCATCTACAAGCTCCGTAACTTGATGTAGTTTCGGCTTGTAGTGTGACCGGGGGTCGCTGTGCCTACTATTCTTGGTTGGGGTTCCGGCACATGGGGTAGAAGCACTTGGGGCTCTCCTGGGGCTGTTGTTGTCGACGTCAACGTAACTGCCGTTTCAGCTACCGGAACAATCGGCACAGTCACCACCCGCGCTGCCGCGCGTAATACGGTTTCAGGCGTTTCTGGTACCGGCAACGTGGGAACAGTCGTTGCCTACGTTGAAATCAGTGTATTGCCGTCCGGCGCTTCGGGCATCGGTTCGTTAGGCACTCTCGGTGCTCGAGGAGCCGCCAACCAGAATGCTTTAGGTGTTTCAGCTACCGGCGATGTTGGAGCCGCAGTGGTTTCACTGCCGCGTATTGTCAGTGTGTCCGGGCTAACGGCATCTGGCGGTATTGGGGATACGACCGTAAGTTCTTCGAGCATTGTTTTTGTTTCTACTGTTTACGGTACTGGTGAGGTCGGAACGGGCATACCTAGGGCCGCCGCGAATACTAACACAACGGGAGTATCGGCAGCAGTATCCGTTGGATCAGTGTATGTATACACACCAATACTCCTTACCGGAGTTAGCGGTACCGGGGCTATAAACTTTACTTTCGAGGTCGGGGTTTGTAGTGTGTATTTAACTGAAGTTTCGGCTATTGGATTTGTGGCTAAGCCTCTCGTTTGGGGTCAGATCAACGAGAATCAGACGCCCAACTGGGTGCCTATAGTTACATGAGGAACGGAAATGGCCAGTACATATAGCGATCTCAAGATCCAACTTATGGCCACGGGTGAGAATAACACCACCTGGGGCGACGTTACGAACAATAACTGGACGGCTTTGAGCGAGGCTGTTACTGGCTCTGCTGACGTTACTTTTGCTAGTGCTGATGTTACTCTTACTTTGACGGATACAAACGCCGCACAGACTGCGCGTAATCTTCGTCTTAACCTTACCGGCACTTCTGGCGGGGCTCGGAACTTGATCGTTCCGGCTATTGAGAAGCTTTACCTCGTCAATAACGGAGTTGCCGATACCGTCACGGTCAAGACGTCTGCCGGCACGGGTATTGCGGTTCCCTCCGGCAAATCGATGTGGGTATTTTGCGACGCCACCAATGTTGTTGCGGGTGTGACGGCGCTCACGTCGCTGGCTCTTGGGACCGCTCTAAACGTCGCCAATGGTGGTACGGGCGCGACGACGCTGACGGGTATCGTGAAGGGTAGCGGTACTTCGGCGCTCTCTGCTGCTACAGCAGGCACGGATTATGTGGCCCCTGGGACTGCCACCAACTTCACGGCGACGCAGACTTTCTCGGGGTCTACCAGTGTCGCTGGTGCCAAGCTGCTTAATGCTCTGGAGGCGTGTACGGTTTCGGCTACGGCGGCGACCGGTACGATCAATTACGACGTCACCACTCAGTCGGTCCTCTACTATACGACAAACGCCTCCGCCAACTGGACTGTCAATTTCCGTGGTTCTTCTGGCACCGCACTTAATTCGGTCATGGCCGTCGGTGAATCTGTTACTGTGGCTTTCCTCGTCACTCAGGGTGGCACCGCTTATTATAACAATGCGGTTCAGGTTGACGGCAATTCGGTTACACCGAAATACCAAGGCGGCACAGCTTGGTCGGCCGGTAACGCTTCGTCTGTCGACGCTTATACCTATGTGATCGTCAAGACGGGTTCGGCGGCGTTCACCGTTTTTGCTGCACAGACGCAATTCAAGTAGGAAGTATCCTATGCCGGTAGTTGAATCGTTCGGTTCTATTTCCGCGAGGGCTACGGGTCTGTTTGGCCGCGTTGCGTCTACTGCTGTGGCTAATCCCGGACAAATTCAGTTTGTAGGTTCAGGTACGGTAACTTGGGTTGTTCCGACGGGTGTTAATTCGGTTAGCGTTTGCTGCATCGGAAATGGTGGGACTGGTAGCGATGTTAGCGGTTATAGCGGTGGCGGCGGAGAGCTGCGGTATAAAAACAATATTACTGTAACTCCAGGCTCTTCAATTACCGTCGCCGTTGGAAATTCCGGCGGCGCCCAGAGCACGTTTAATAGTACGACTGTTGTCGCTAAAGGTGGCGGTAACGCTACAGATATTGCTGGTGGCGCGGGTGGTTCTGGTGGTACGGGCGACGGTGGCGGTAACGGCGGTGCCGGCCATGCTTCTAAAGGCGCTGGTGGCGGCGGTGCCGGCGGGTATTCTGGCGCTGGTGGTGCTGGTGCATCTAACCCGCAGTCTGCGGGAACTGGCGCTGGCAGTAACGGTACTGGTGGCAGCAGCGCTGGCGGCGGTTATAGCGACACGGCGGGCGCTAATTACATCGGTTATCCAGGTGGCGGTACTGGTGTAAAGGGTACTGGCACCAGTGGTTCTGGTGTAGCGGGCGCTGCGGGCGGCGGAGGTTCCGGCGGATTGAGTGATTATTCCGCTGGCAATTTTGGGCCGTTTTTTGGTGGAGGTGGTAGCTATACCTACGACAGCGCCGGTGCGACTTATTCGCAGACAAGTCCTGGCGGTCCTGGAGCGGTTCGCATCATTTGGGGTTCGGGAAGGTCTTACCCGTCAAACGCGCTAGATGTTCTTGTCCCCACACTGCGTGGTATGGGAAGCAATGCTCAAGGACAGCTTGCGGTATATAACACCCTAGGTGCGTATTCTTCTCCGGTACAGGTTGGTGGCGGCGCTTTTAATACTGCGTCGTCTATTGCTGCCCTCTACCACACTATGTCTATTAAGACTGATGGAACCCTTTGGGCGTGGGGACAAGGTAGCCAAGGGGCCTTGGGTTTAGGAACCGTATCGAATAGGTCGTCTCCCAGCCAAGTTGGAGCGCTTACGTCCTGGGCGACTGTGTCCGTAGGATATCTCTTCAATCTTACCACCAAGACCGACGGCTCGCTCTGGGCTTGGGGATACAATAACTACGGCCAACTCGGCGACGGAACTGTTGTCGATAAAAGCTCCCCGATTCAGATCGGCGCGTTGACAACATGGTCAAAAGTAGCTGCGGGATACGCACATAGTTTGGCGCTCAAAACTGACGGCACGTTGTGGGCTTGGGGCCGCAATGACTATGGACAGTTGGGCTTAGGAGATACCACAGACTATTCATCTCCGGTTCAAGTCGGTGCTCTGACAAATTGGGCAAGCATTTCTGCTGGCGATAGCACTTCGCTTGCTGTGAAAACTGATGGAACGCTTTGGGGTTGGGGTCTTGGCACTTCCGGGCAGCTTGGAGATGGAACTGCAACCAGTAAAAGTTCTCCGATCCAGATTGGCGCGTTGACTACATGGTCAAGTGTTGCCTCTGGAAATCGGTCTTCCTTCGCGATTAAAACCGATGGAACCCTTTGGAGTTGGGGGGCGGGTACTTCTGGGGTGTTGGGTAGCGGTGCTACTGCAAGCCGTTCTTCCCCGGTTCAGGTCGGTGCATTGACAACGTGGGCAAGCGTTTATACCTCGCAAGCCTCAGCCAATGCTGGAGGACTCACAACCGGCAACGCACTTTGGGTCTGGGGCGCAAACGGTAGCGGCCAATTAGGCGACGGCACGACGGTCGATAAAAGTTCCCCAATTCAGGTTGGCGGTTTGAATACGTACAAAGTAAATCTCGCTGCGGTGGGGAATGCTCGAATTCTGTTCAACACCGTCGACTCTGCCCAAAATACGCTATCCCTCTGGTCTTGGGGTCTTGGCACTTCCGGGCAGCTTGGAGATAGCTCGACAGCGTCGAAATCTTCTCCGGTTCAGGTCTCCGGAACGGTGACGAGTGTGTCTGATGTTTTTTATGGGAATGGTTTTGCCGGCGTTGTCAAGTCTGATGGCACACTCTGGATGTGGGGTCAGGGTTCTAACGGCAAGCTTGGTGATGGAACTACGGCAGCTAAATCTTCACCGATTCAGATCGGCGCGTTGACTAACTGGTCTAAACTATCTTTGGGAAACTCTACCGGGTACGCCATTAAGACCGACGGTACACTCTGGGCGTGGGGTTATAATGTTTACGGCAATCTCGGTGACGGGACTACGGTAGCCAAATCTTCTCCGATCCAGGTCGGTGCGCTTACTACATGGTCGAAAGTTTTTGCCGGCGATAATTCTGCTGCCGCCCTTAAAACTGATGGCACGCTGTGGGTTTGGGGGTACAACGCAAATGGAGAGCTGGGCCTTGGGGATACTACAAATAGGTCGTCCCCGGTTCAACTAGGTACCGGTACGAACTGGTCGGCTGCGGCTTTTGGAAACGCATTTGCAATTGCCACTAAAACAAACGGGACGCTGTGGGCTTGGGGTAATAACGTCTTTGGGCAGCTTGGTAGTGGTAATACAACGAATACGTCCTCCCCGAACCAAGTGGGCTCTCTGACTAATTGGACGGCAAATATAGTCGCAGGAATATATTCGTCTTACGCAGTTAAGAGCGACGGAACTTTGTGGGCTTGGGGAGATAACTCTAGCGGGCGGCTGGGTGACAGCTCAGCAGTCAGTAAATCATCCCCCGTGCAGATTGGCTCACTTACTACATGGTCTCAGGTGTTTGGGAGTTCTGGGGCTTCAAATCTCTGCGCAATTAGAGTGGCTGGCGCGGATGGCGGACTTAACAGCGCGCTGTTTGTCGCGGGGGTGAATACTGCCGGACAGTTAGGAACTGGAAACACGACGGTCAGGTCTTCACCAGTCCAACTGGGTTCTTATACGGCAATCAAAGCCGCAAACGGTACGAACTTTCTTGGCGGCTATTTCCAATGAAGCACCCGCTTGATGTAGCCTTGGCTGCCTGCATTGCCGGACGCCCGGATGAGAGCGAAGCAATTTTGCGCGCTCAGTCGCAAGACGATCCGCGCGTCCGGTTCAATCTCGGCTGGCATGATCTCCGGCACGGCGACTTTCAAAGGGGTTTCGACGGGCTCGATTGTGGTCGGTGGATCAATTGCTTCGGTCTGCCGCCCTTGGGCGCTGGCACTCCCATTTGGCACGGTGAGCCGCTCAAAGATAAGATCGTTCTGTTCCGTTCCGAAGGTGGTTATGGCGATCAGATCGCCAACGTGCGTTTCGCGGAAGATTTTGCTCGGCGGGGGGCAAAAGTCGTCGTTTCCTGCTCCCGTGAATTGTTTCCGCTGTTTCGGCGTTTATCATATTCACTCGTCGGCAGTGACGGCGCCGCCCATGTAGACCACGACTTCTGGATCCCCGGGATGTCGGCTGCCGGGGTACTAGGCTATAATTATCAGATGCTCTCCGGGATGCCGTTTATCCCGCGTGCCGACAACGTACAGCTTCCCGGTAAGTTCCGTGTCGGCCTTCGCTGGGCGGGCAATCCGCAGTTTGAGCACGAGCAGCATCGCGGGTTTCCGTCTGACTTGATGCTTGGTCTGTCCGACATCCCAGGCGCTACCTTCTACAGTTTGCAGCGCGACGAAGGCCGAGTCCCACTTCCAGGTTCCGTCACCGATCTCGAGCCCTTTATGGATAACTGGGGGGCGACCGCAGACCTTATTAGTTCGCTTGATCTGGTCATTACGTCGTGTACGGCAGTCGCGCATCTGTCGGCGGCTTTAGGTGTCCCGACGTGGGTTGTCGTTCCTATCATGCCGTATTATCTCTGGGCGCTCCCGGGGAGCTATTCTCCTTGGTACGATATGGTGAAGTTGTATCGTCAGGAAGTTTATGGTGAGTGGGATGCACCGTTCGAGGCAATCCGCGACGACCTGATCGATCTGCTTACGGCGAGTGAGCCCGCTGTCCAAACCTTCGCACCAAAGTTCACACCGACATACACTTTTTCACGGGAGATTCCTCATGGCGTATTGGGTTAGAGTTGATAATGGGGTTGTGACGGGTTGCATTGACTTCCCGCCAGCGGACCCGGCTGCTTGGGTTGAGGCTGTTGAAGTTCGTCCGCCGATCCAGGATGGGCGGGAGTCTTACGGTACACACCGCTTTGATCTGAGTAAGACCCCGGTCGAGATTGTTTGGGATGTCATTCCTATCGGTATCAACGACCGCAAGGACTCCATGGCGCAGCACGCGCTCAATAAGTTCAAGGATGATGCCAACGCGGTGATTATGGCGTCGGTTGAGCCCATCGGCGGTGTGCTGGATATCGATGAACTGGAGCGTCTGAAAACGCATTTTGAGTCGGTGTCGGCTGCCATTGCGTATGCCAACAGCCATGACGACCTGGACATTATCGTTATCTAGTCTATCGGAGCCGGCTTTATGGCTTGGTCAGACGTACTCAAGGCGGTAGTTCCGATTGTGGTCGCCGCGCTTGCGTGGCTCTTGGGGCAGGTTACATCCTTCTCCGAACGTCTGACCAAGATTGAAGAGTTTATGCCTGCGTTGATAACTAAAGAAGGCATCCCCACGGACAGCCCGATTTCTGCTGAGCGGCGCCATTTGTTGAAAGAAGAAATCTACCGAGATATCCACCAACTTCAGGTTAAAGTTCAACTACTTGAAGAGCGCGAGAAAACAAAAGGCAGGTGAGTAGGTACGATGGCCTTCATCAAACTTCTCTTCAAGCCCGGCGTCAATCGTGACCAGACTGACTACTCTAACGAGGGCGGTTGGTATGCGTGCGATAAGATCCGCTTCCGCTCCGGGTTTCCCGAGAAGCTTGGTGGTTGGCTGCGTGTAACTGACCAGAAGTTCATCGGCTATTGCCGACAGATGTGGAACTGGGTTACTACGTTTGCCGACAACCTTCTTGCGGTGGGGACCAACGTCAAGGTCTACATCGAGATCGCCGGCAACTACTACGACATCACACCGCTCCGGAATACCAATCCGACATTATCCACACCCACTACGGATAACTGCGTAAATACTACGGATACCCAAACCAAGATTACCATCAACCTTGGTGCTACAGGGCATAACGCGGTAACCGGTGATTACGTCGTTGTGTCAGGCGTTACGGGATCGGGGTCTCCGCAGAAAATTGGAGGTATTCCTATTACGGAGATCAACGGTGACCACGAGATCACTGTTGTCGACCCCTATATTTTTACCTTTACAACGACCACGGCGGCGACGTCGAGTGTTGCATCTTCCGGCGGCACGGCCATCAACCTGTCTTTTGAGATCACTCCCGGCTACGGAATTACCACGGCTGGTTATGGCTGGGGGACCGGCACTTGGGGTCGTAACTCGTGGGGTACGGGTTCTACATCGCCGGTTAACCTACCACAGCGCGATTGGTGGTTTGACAACTTCGACAATGATCTCGTTATGAACATCCGTAACGGGCAAGGTTATTGGTGGTCTCGAGGCACTTCTACAAGCCCCGCTACAGCCCTGACGACAAAGGCTGTCCGCCTGAAAGACTACGCGATTTCCGAGGGGTACGACGGCAATGCAGTGCCGTCGCAGATCATGCAACTCCTTATTTCGCAGCAGGATAAACACCTTATTGCTCTTGGGGCGGTTCCTTACGGCAGTACCAGCACTTCTGACTTTGATCCGCTTTTGATCCGCTGGGCTGACCAAGATACTCCGGCGGACTGGACCCCGACGGAGACCAACACGGCTGGCGATCTGCGCGTTTCTCGCGGTTCAAAAATCGTCCGTGGCCTGCCGACGCGGCAGGAAATCCTGGTTTGGACGGATACCAATCTCTACACACTGCAATTCCTTGGCACGTTCGACGTGTTCGGGCTTCAGGAATATGCCGACAATATCTCGATTATGTCCCCAAGGTGTGTGGCGTCCGCAGCCAACATTACTTACTGGATGGGGCAAGATAAGTTCTACGCCTATACCGGCCGCGTGGAGACGCTGCCTTGCACGTTGCGTGACCACGTATTCAACAACATTAACTTATATCAAGCCGATCAGGTGATCTGCGGAACGAATGAGCAATGGAACGAGATCTGGTGGTTCTACCCGACGGCAGATAGCGACTATAATAATGCCTATGTGATCTATAACCACTTAGAACGTATATGGTATTACGGCACCATAGAGCGCACGGCATGGCTTGACACCCCGTTACGTCAGTATCCCCAGGCTGCCAACACGACGGGCGGTGAATCCGGCGGGTATCTGTACGACCACGAGGCGGGTATCGATGCCAACGGCTCCCCGATGGAGAGCTATATTCAATCCTCGGACTTTGATCTGGACGACGGCGACAAGTTCATGCTTATCCGGCGTCTCCTCCCCGACATTAGCTTTGCCGGTTCCACGGCTGCTGAGCCTGAAGTTAAAGTTCAAATTCGCCCGCGTAACTTTCCGGGTGGTGCTGTCACGCCGGATGCCGCCAATACTCAGCGGGTTATCGAGACGGCGGTTGGGCAGTACACCAATCAGGTCTTCCTCCGCGCCCGTGCGCGGCAAATGGCTTTGAAGCTGTCCTCGGACACTCTCGGGGTACAATGGCAGTGCGGCGCTCACAGGCTAGACGGGCGTCCTGATGGCTCTCGATAACTTCAGGGCAGCGCCACTCCCCAATCCGCCGGCACAGTGGGATCCGCAGTATATGCGGCAGGTTATCCGCGTGCTTGAGCTTTACTTTAACCAGCTCGATTCAAACACCCCTAACCACGCTCAGCAATATACGGCTACCGAGTTTATCGGGGGTAACTTTACGGGTACGAACATCACCGCAACGAATGCGACTGTTTCGTCCCTCCAGTTTAATAACGGCGTTGGCAACTCGCTAAATGCCAACACCGTCAGAACCGTGGGGCTCACCTCGGGGAGCCATTTGAATATCCGGCAGATTTCCGCCGATCTGATGGTCGATAACGTCTATGCCAATAATTTCTATGGCGACGGCAAACACGTTAATACTCCTTACAACCAGTTTATTAGCACTAGTAACCAGACGGCAGCGGACACCGCGACTGCTTATGCCCTTACTTACGACACCAGCGACTTCCCCGACGGGATTAACCTGTCAAATAGTTCGCATATCAATGTAACGCATGAAGGCATTTATCTGTTTACCTACAGCATTCAGTTTGAAAATACTAATAATAATACAGAAACAGTCGATGTTTGGTTCCGCAAAAACGGTAATGACTTAGCCAATTCTAATAGTAGCTTCAGCCTGCCGGCGCGCAAGTCTGCTACAGTCTATTCCTATCTTATTGCTGTTACGCCAATTATGCTTGATTTGGCAGATAACGACTACATTGAGATTATGTGGCGTGTGTCTGATGTTGCTGTATCTGTTAAAACAGTACCTGCTGTTACTGCCAGCCCAGGCGTGACGCCTGCAATTCCTGCTTCGCCCTCGGTTATTTTGACTGCGCAGTTTGTCTCTGCACAATTCCCAGCAGTTACGAGAGTTGCGCCACTTCCGGTCTTTGGTTTTGGGCAAATTGGCACTATAAACGTACTTATTAGATAAGGGTCGCCAGCATGGATATTCGCACGATGCCGCCGATTAATGCGGCTGCCCGCAATACTTCTGTGGTTGGTACTCCGCCACGTCTTGGCGCTCCTATTCCCGGAACTACCGGGGGCCTTCCGGCTATTGCAGGACTTTCCGTAATGTCCAATCCGATGGCAGATCAGCTCCAGAGTATGGGTCGCGGTCAGGATTCGATGCTGGTTCATATGACCCCCGGAGAGGTTGGCGGGCTTCAGCAGCTTGCTGCGGCTTCTGGAGGTTCGCTGTCTACCAATCCGCATACCGGGCTGCCGGAGGCGGGCTTCCTCAGTAAGATTCTGCCGACGTTAGGTGGTCTAGCCGCTTCGTTTATTTTTCCCGGAGTCGCTCCTTGGATGCTTGGTTTGGGTGGCGCCGCTATCGGTACGGCGACCACGGGTGATCTCGGTAAGGGCCTGATGGCGGGCCTTGGTGCTTGGGGCGGTGCTTCGTTGGGCGGTGCTTTTGGTTTGGGTGGGGGAGGGGCAGAAATCGCTGCAAAAGAGGCGGCCAATACTCAACTCACTAACCTCCAGAACGAGGTCGGCCAGGGGTTGTCTGGGGTAAGGAGCGTTGCCGGAGGCGAAAATATTCTTGGTGCCGCTAAAGCTTTGACCCCGCCGCCTCTGGTGGAAAACGCTCCTCTCGGCATTTTCGATAAGTTTTCAACTGCCTCGCGTGCTGGTCTCCCGCCGGGTACTCCCAGTCTTCTTACCAGCGCTGCCCCTTATGCGGCTGGTCTCGGGATTCTTGGTAACTTGTCTAGCGCGCTTCAGCCGAAGCTGGCGATGCCGACGGCTGAGGATGCTAAATCGAATTACGCTGGCCCCTATGTTCCGGCGCCTCGGACGTTGCGGGTGTCGACCCCAGAAGAACGTCAGCAATATGGTACAAGAGAGTTCAATTTCTTTACCCCTTCAAACCCGGTGCCGGGATATGTCCCGTTGCCTTCTTTGTCTGAAGAAGAGCGTAAAAAGTACGGGTTTGCTGCTGGCGGCGAAGTAAAATTCGATGGTGGTGGGTCTGTCTCGGCCCCGTCGGGTAAGGGCGGTATGGGTGGCGGCAGCGCGATGCCCCCCAGTTCTCCTTATACTTCGCCATATACCTCGAGCTTTTCGCCGGTTCCTAGCTATTCTCCGGCTCCTAGTTATTCCTCGGCACCTCTTGCGTCTTCTGGGAAAGGAGCATCCTCTGTCAGTCCTTCGGCAAGCCCTCAACAAATGTATGGCGGCGGTTATGGTGGTTTTGGAGGTGGTTATGGGGGCGGCTATGGTGGCGGCTATGGTGGTGGTATGGCTGGCTATTATGGTGTCCCTGCTTTTGGCGGTGGGTTGGGTAGTTTTCTCCCGAGCGCTATGGCGTATGGTCGTTCGAGCCCGGGACCAATTCGGGCGCTTATGGCCCCGCAAGTAGCTCAAACTCCGACAGTAGCTCAAACTCCGACAGTAGCTCAAACTCCGGCGATTAATTACGCTGGTATCTACCAGAACCGTACTTCTCCGCTCGCCAATAAGCAGATTGACCCTTATCAGGGGTTGGCCGACCAAGCGACGTGGGATCAGTTCCGCCGTGGCGCTGGTTATACGGGCGAATTCGGTGGCGGTAAGTTCGAGACTTGGATGCAGCAACAGCCGTATTCCAAGCAAGTTGACTACATCAATTCTGCTATTTCCCAGAAGCTCGATCCCGACTACGTCGACATGCTGATTGGTAGGCTCCCTGCCGCGCCACAGCAGACTCAACCGGCTCAAATGGCGCAGCCGTCGGGTTATGGGTATAGAGAGCGGAATTATGCTTTCCAGCGGCCGGAGCAACCGACGACGCAAACGGTTCAGACCATGTTTAGCCCCTACGCTTTTGGTTATCCGGCGTACGGGTATAAGGAAGGCGGCTCCGTCAACATGGGCGATGGTTCCTTTGTGCTGGATGCCCGCACGGTTTCTGAACTTGGCAATGGAAGCAGCAATGCTGGTAAAGAGCTTTTGGCGCGTATGGGTGGCCGTCCTCTCGACGGTCCCGGTGACGGTGTCAGTGATTCGATCCCAGCTCTCATTGGCGGTGACCAGAAAGCTCGCGTTGCTCGTGACGAAGTTATCATGCCGCCGGAAACTGTAAAGCGGATCGGTAAGGGCGACCGAAAGAAGGGCGCCAAGAAACTCTACGATCTCATGGACAAAGCCCATAAGGCCCGGCGAAGTGCCGAGCGTGGGCAGGATACGAAACTGCGTCGGGGGCTTGCGTGAGTGGAATGCAGGTCAGTGCTGTGCCTCCGGAACACGTTATGAATGTCTGGTCGGAAGCACGTCCACACCTCGAGAAAGCCGCTGTATACACTTATGGCCGCTACGAAGTTGACGACATTCTCACGCTTTTGACGGATTATGGTTATCAGCTCTGGATTGCCTTCGATAAAGACAAGACCATCAAAGGCGCAGTAGTTACCGGATTTAACCAGTACCCTCGCAAGAAGTATCTAGACCTTACTTTTATCGGGGGCGAAGACGCGCTGAGTTGGAAGGAACCAATGCTAAAGATATTGCAGCATTGGGCTTACGACACAGACTGCGATGGTATTGAGTCCCACGGACGCGCCGGTTGGGCGCGCGTATTTAAAGACGACGGGTATCGGTTTCTCTGGCAGAATTATGAGTTGCCGGTGGCAACCAGCGGGTTGGAGGGTTAAATGGGCGGCGGTAGTTCTTCGGGACCACAACAGGTTACGTCGACAACGACTAATCTGCCTGAATACGCGCGTCCGTATTTTGAAAACCTTATGGGTCGGGCGCAAGCTCAATCCTATCAGCAATATACCCCATACCCTGAAGAGCGCATTGCCGGCTTCACGCCCGCAGAGCAGCAGATTCAGCAAGCCTACATGGGCTTGGGTGCCCCCAGTCAGACGGCGGTTGGTTCTGCTCTCGCGCAGCAGGCCGGTCTTGGCGCGTTAATGGGTGGATATACCCCTGGGCAGTTTGCAAGTCAGCAAGTTCAGGGCGGTCGGTATGCCACTCCAATGGTTACTGATATTCCGCAGTACGCCACTCCAATGGTTACTGATATTCCGCAGTACGCCACCCCGATGGTCTCGGGTCTCCCACAGTATGCTGCTCCGCAGATGCAGGCAGCACAGACGGGCTATAACCCGGCACTAACAACGTAT